AGAAATCACCCGGATGCCACGCTGACGGAAAAGGGCTTTACCCGTCTGAGCAGCGCAACGGACAGCAATGATGAAGATAAAGCCGCCACACCGAAAGCAATAAAAACGGCAATTGCAGAAGCTATACGGGGGGCATGGGAGGCGGATAACCCTATTGGCACGGTGCGCTTTTTCAGTCAGGCGCTGGACCCGAATGAACGCTGGCCGTGGTCTGAGTGGGTGTATACCGGTGAAAACAAAACGATCCGCGTCGGAAAAGCTGACGGCTCAAATGTCGGGCAGGCTGGCGGCAGCGATAACTTCACGCTACAGCGGGCCAACCTGCCAGCCGTTCGGATTGACGTCAACGGCGAAACCAGCGAGTTACCTGCACATGAGTTGACAACCAGGGGCGCCGGCAGGCACAAACATCAGGGGGGAATGGCGGCGCCGGGTGAGGCATGGGGCGGGGATTATATTGTCGGCTCCGATAATGACAGCCACCGCACCCGCAATAACACCAGTGAAGCTGACGATCATACCCATGTTATTGACGTCCAGGCCCACAAACACAATACCACCGGCAAAACCGATAACCTCGGCGAGGGTGCATCGTTCAGCGTGGTGGAAGCTCACACCCTGCTGATGTGCTGGTCGCGGGTGGCGTGAGTATCGAGTACCGTCAAAATCAACAGTGCTGCAGTATGGTCAGAAGTGGCGGTGCGGTACCACCATAGTCAGAAATGGCGATATCTGCCGGTAGTGAAAGCCCCTTACTGAAGGGGCTTTTTTGTGGATTAAAACAGGCTCTTGATGGAAGTTGAAACAGAGTTAACCGCTTTTGTCGCGCCGGACTTCAGATCATCCAGCACATCACTGACAGACGACGTCTGTAGCTTCTCGCGAAAATCACCATCGGCGCGCGAAAGACTGATCGTAAACTCAATCTTTTTTGGGTTGCCATAGCGGTCAAACTCCGTTTTTCCTCGCTCCAGCTGCGTCATGAGATACATCCCGTAAATCTGCCCGTCACCTTCAATCAGTGGCCAGGGGCGACCGGCAAAACCGATCGTCTCCAGCGCCGACAGCGACCACCGGCCGCCGGTGATTTCCGGGTAGAGTACGCCATCGAGCGTGATTGTATCGTCACCAGGGCCGATGTACTGCCAGGCCGCCGACTGGTTAACCCGGTCATTTTTAACGTGCCGCCACGCCTGGGAGTGTCGCAACTGCTGATACGGCACAGTGCGCAGCGTAAAAACAAACATCCCGTAAATCATCATCATAAAAAACCTCCTTACTCCCGATCGCGGAATGAACCACGGTTAGTTTTGCGGGTGCTGGCCATTGCATCGCGCACGGCGTTACGCACCATTTTTTCCAGCTCCTGATCCGAGCGTTTGCCGACGTCGTTAAAGACCAACTGGAAGAACGGCGCGGCACCTGACGACGCGGCGACCGGCGCAGACGTTGCCCCCTGCGTCGCCGTTGGCACCGACAGAATGCCGCTGGCCGCAGCGGCGGACACACGCGGCACAGGCTGCGGAATAACCCGCGCTTCCTGGTAAGGCCCACGCAGTGCCAGCGCACGCGGCAGGTTTTTAAAGACAATATCCCCGGGGCCGATTTTCTTTGTGTTATTCGCCGTCGCTTTTGTGTTATCCGCGATATTATTCAGGCGCCGAAGAGTGCCATTGTCGCCGGTAATAACCGGCGGCTTGCCGCCGCCAGCACCGGACACGGTGGCCTGACCAAGTGGCAGCTGATGACCGGCCAGCGCGGCTGCTGATGCCTCCAGCGCACTCTGTGCCTTATCTGCTTGCTGCCTGGCCCTTTCGATACCGTCGGGAATAAGATCCAGTTTTTCAAGCAACCAGCTGACGCCGTTCATTAACTGCTGGAGCGGCCACAGCAGAACACTAAGCGCGGTACCCATTACCCGCCCAAAGGTTTCACCCGCCGACGCACACTTATCCAGCGTGTCTTTACTGGTCTGCATCGGGGTCAGCAGGTTTTTGAACCACTCCCATACAGCCTTGATACCATTACCCAGCGCGGAGAAAACAGGCGCCAGTGCAGAAAAGGCAGCTCTGACAGGTGTTAACGCCTGCCACACACCAGTAAAGAAACCAGAGAAAAAGGCTTTGATAGGCCCCCAATAGCGCCAGATGAGCAGCCCCGCCGCAACAAACGCCGCACCAATTAGCCCGATCGGGCTTAACAGGAAAGACAGTGCGCCACCCAGCATAGATACCGCACCGGTAATCATCCCCCACAACGCAGGGAGGCCGGTAAGCCTGAGCATCAGTATGGCAAGGTTTTTACCCAGGGAGGTCAACGCAGCACCGGGCGCCAGAAACGCACCCATTAACCCAGCCCGAATCGCGGGCATGATGGCGGAGATCCTCCCAAAACCGGATGCGACACCAGTTATAACGACGGGCCAGCCGCGCATGCTTGCCATCACCGGGCCAGCGGCAGTACCCAGGGTGCGGAATGCGGCAATAGTGCCGAGAATGCCGCGACCACCGGTTAGCACCGCGAAGCCGAGCTGTAGTTTTGCCAGCGGCCCAATCAGAATACCGACAGCAAGCGAGAGGGCGCCAACAGCGACAGTCAGCGCCAGAGCCCCGATAGCCACCAGTAACAATGTTTGTGCAAGGCGCGGATTGGCTTTTACCCATTCACTCGCAGCTGTGATCGCATCACTTAAACCTTGTGTTAATTTGCGAAGAGGGCCATCAACGGTCTCTTCAATCTGAATGCGAAATCCTTCCCAGGCGCTGTCGAGGTTTTTCAGATCGCCACTCAGGTTGTCAGCCATTTTTTTAGCGACAGCAGACGCCTCACCTCCTGCGCCTTTTAGCTCCCTTACGAGCTTCTGCAGTTCTCCACTTCCCGCACCTGCAACCAGTGTTTGCAGCCCAACAAAAGCCTCTTCCCCGGCAATGTCTTTAAAGAATCCAACCTGATCAACTTGTCCGTATTTTTTAGTTGCCTTGTAGAGGTCGAGAAGAATAGTTTCAACTGGTCGCATTTTCCCCCTTGCATCCGATACCGATACGCCAAGCTGTTTTAATGCTTTTGCCGCTCCGGCTGTAGGGGATGCAAGGCGGGCCAGTGAAGCTCGCATAGCTGTACCAGCATCGCTACCGCGAAGCCCGTTGTTTGCCAGAATACCCGCCATCCCGGCAGCCTCTTCAAGGCTGATACCCAACTTTGACGCCACGGGACCGGCGTATTTCATCGTGTCGCCAAGACTTCGCAGGTCAGTGTTGGTACGGGTAAATGCAGCCGTCAGCACGTCACTGACACGATCCATTTCGCCGGCAGGGAGGGTAAATTGAGAAAGGATGTTTGATCCAATATCGGCACTTTCGCCCAGCTCCATCCCGCCGGCCAGCGCCATATTCAGCACACCAGGTAATGCCGCCTGGATTGATTGTGGAGTAAAGCCAGCCATTGCAAGGAACGCCTGACCACTTGCGGCGTCGCGGGTGGTAAATGCCGTTTCCGCGCCAAGCTTTTTAGCCTGCGCACGCAATGCCGCAAGTTGAGAGTCACCTTTATCGAGTCGCGTCAGTGCCTGAACGCGGGACATTTCCTCATCAAAGCCAACGGCAGGAGCCAGGAAGCGCCCGCCCGCATATCCGGCAGCGGCTGCGCCAGCAATTGCCATCGTGCCACCGCCGCGAAGTTTCGCGCCGGTTTCCTTAGCCCTCTCATAACTTGCCTGCGCGCGTGTGACTGCAGCCAGCAGCTGCCGTTCACGCTCAAGCGCCTGGCCGTATTGCTCTGTTCGCCGGATGGCCGCCTGCACCGCGCCGCTACCGGCATTAAGGTTAACGCCATGCTGGCGCACCGCTTGTCCGGCTGCGCGTAGTTGGGTGGTCTGTTTGTTATAGGTGTCTGTCAGGCGCGAGAGTTTATTCCGCAGCGTTTCAAGCCGCGCCGTCTGCGCCTCGGTCAGCTGCCCGCCTTCGCGTTGCTTCTGATTGAGACCATCAAAGGCACGTTGAGTGCTTCTGAGTTTTTGCGCGGTATCGTTGGCCTGTGAGCGCAGCTTGTCGAAAGACGACGCGCTTTTTTCCAAGTCTTTGATGGAGGACTGTGTTTTTTTGAGGGAGTCAGAAAGGCCGCCAATAGCTTTACTGGCGGCACTGACCGGGCGGGTGAGCTTATCAATAGCACTGAAAGCAACGCGAATACTAAGATCCATCGTCGTCATCCTCCTGTTCATAGTTGCCGCTTCTGATAGCCGCTTTCTCGCGCCAGGCCATCAGCTCGCGCAGCTCCATGCCGTACATCTCTGAGGGCGGCCAGTGAAAAATAACTGCAATGTCGGCGATCAGATCGTCGACGTCAGAAAATACCGCCTCTCTTACTCGCTCTCCGTCTCCGCTGCGTTCGGTGCGGACGGCGCCGGTTTCGTCAAAAAAGGCGTAATCTCTTCACACAGAGCAGTGAAATCACCGGTTGCCATCCCCGCGACGTCGGAGGTGGTCAGCGACGGCGTGGTGACACGGGTCAGCAGGGTAGAGACCGCATCAAAATCGAAGTTCAGCACATCGACAAGACGCAGTCCGCGCAGGGAGCCGGCCTGTTTGATATTGTTATTAATGGTAACGGAAGTGATTTCCTGGTCGCCGCGCGTGATCGGCTTACTGAGAATAACGGACATAACAGTTTCTCCGGGCGGCCCGCAGGCCGCCTTAAAGGTGAGTTAAAGGGGTTATCAGCTGCCGAGACCCAGCGCTGACATAATGCGATCCGGGTAGAGGTTCTGCCCGTTCCGCTTGTAGATAAAGTTCAGCAGGTCGATTTCCAGCAGTGGTTTACCGTCTACCGACTCTTTGTAGTAGGTGTTTTTGATGGCGTAGGTGTGATTGGTATCATCACCCTGTTTCGCATCACCCGGATCGATTTCAGTGATGCGGCCGCGCATCTCAACTTCCAGCAAAGAACTGGTCCCGCCGCTGTAAATTTCGCCAGCAAAACGCAGGCGCACTTCGTCAATATCGCCGCCATATTTCAGGATCAGCGTCTCGACCACACCGCCGACTACCATCGACGCATCGAGCGCCCCGGAATCCAGGCCCAGATCTACAGCCACCGAGCCGACCATACCGCCGCCCTGATAATCCTCAGTCTTGCGGGTCAACTTCGGGAGCGTGACGCTCGGCACTTTCCCGATGAAGTTTTCGCCGTCAACAAAGAGGGTAAAGAGCCGGAGTTTTTTGGGAATAGCCACTATTCACCTCCCAGCGATGCAAAAGCGGGTTCGTAATACTGATCGGTGAACGTCTGGATCATCGTCAGGTCTTCCAGCGGCGGTACCGGGCTGTAGTTGTAGCGCACGATGGCTTTACCCTGCCGCAGGCCAACGGTTGGGTTATCAACGATATCAAACCAGCACGCCGCACCAATCAGTTTGCCCGCGGTAACCAGCGCCTGTAGTTTGGCGTTGATGCCGCTCACCACGTCTTTCACGTTCGCCGGGGTCAGCGGGGTGTCCACTGTGGTGAACTGCGCTTCTGCGATACTGTCCGCCAGGATCTGCGCGGTTCGCGTGTACACCTCGAAAATAAATTTTTCGGTATCAGTCGTGCGGTTACCCCAGAAGCGGAAGCCGTCGCGTTTAATCAGCGTGGTGATCTCATTGGCGTTAAGCTCGTTCGCGTCGGAGTCCTCCGCCTGCAACGCCCAGAACACATCCTTGGAAATCCCCAGCACGTTTTTCACTGGCACGTTAGACAGTGATTTATGCCAGCCCTGCTCGTTATCGATCAGAGCGCGGAGACCCAGCGCATACGCCACGGCGGGAAACTCTTCATTGGAGCCAGTCGCCGGGTTATAGGCGATGAAGTTAGGCCAAATCAGCATGCCTTCACGCTCTGCAAACGTTTCTCGGTAGGCTTTGGCTTCAGCAATAGTGTCGCAGCCGTGGCAGTAGCTGTATGAGAACGCCCGCAACTGCTTTGCGATAACCCGCAGTTGCGCGGTCACTTCGGCAGTGTCGTAATCAGGCACGCCGAGAATGCGTGGACGATAGCCCGTTTTCTGCTCCGCTGTCAGAAAAGCAAACATGCCGGTATAGCTGCCGTCTGCCTGCGTGCCGCCGATAATCAGTTGCGACTGAGTGGGCTTGTTTTCACCCGCTTCAGCTTTTGCCACACGCACAACGATCACGCGGGTGCTGACTTGATCGGAAATAGCTTTCAGCGATTTGTAAAGCGAACCGGTTTTGCCTGCTTTGCCGAGCACGCTGATAACCCGCGTCACAAGCACCGGAGTGTTAAGTGGAAAGGTGACAGGGTCGGCGTCTTCGGCTACCGCAACCAGACCAATGACCGTTGAATCAATGTCATTGATCGCGGTCTGGAGGTCAGTATTTTCCTTGACGCGCGCCCCGTGAAAAAAGTTGTCGGTCATACTCTACCGCCATCATGTTGAGTGAGTTCGCGGTCATCATCGCCGGACTGGCGCACCGCTGTCGTGTCATCAGGGTTGTGACCGGCCTGCCACAACAAAAAGCCATCGCCAGAATCGCGCGCGCATGAAACCATCAGCGGCGGAGGTATGCATATGGCACTCACGACGGACACGATCGACAAAGCAAAAGCGCTACTGAGCGAAGGGGTGCAGCGATTCCAGGATTACCAGTCCGAATTGTCGCGCGTGCCGGCATTCAGCATCACGATGAGTGGTAAGGCTCTGACGCAGCTGGACCCCCGCATTATTTCGCTGGAACTGACCGACAATCGCGGTTTTGAAGCGGACGAACTGACCATTGCTATCGACGACAGCGACGGATTGATTGAGCTGCCGCCGCGCGGTGCAGAGCTGTCGGTGTCGCTGGGCTGGCAGGGTGAGCCACTGGTTTACAAAGGGATTTACACTGTCGACGAGGTTGCGCATTCAGGGCCGCCAGACAGGCTGGAGATAACCGCCCGCAGCGCGGATTTCCGGGATGAGTTTAACGTCAAGCGCGAGGTGTCATGGCATGACGTGACGGTTGAGCGCATCGTGTCAGCCATCGCCAGGCGTTACAAACTGACGCCGGTGATTTCCGAGCAGCTGATGAGCGCTGAGATTGATCACGCAGACCAGACCCAGGAAAGCGATATGTCATTTCTGACGAGGATGGCCGATCTGCTGGGAGCTATTGCCACCGTCAAAAACGGTAGCCTCCTGTTTATCCTACCGGGTGGTGGCGTCAGCGCGAACGGCAAAGCCCTGCCGGAGTTTGCGATCACCCGATCCAGCGGTGACCGGCATTCGTTCCGTATCGCAGACCGTGACGCCTATACCGGCGTGCAGGCGTACTGGCTGGATCTGGAGTTCGGAAAAAAGAAAAAAGTCACCGTTAAAGCCCGTAAGAAGAAAACAGAGAAGAAGCCGCGCAGCAGCGCAAGGGAAGGGGATTATATTGCAGGTGAGGACGGTAACGTTTTTGTACTGCGGACAACGTACAGCAGTGAGACTGCCGCTCAACGCGCCGCTGCTGCAAAGTGGCAGCAGCTTAAACGCGGCGCCGCCGAGTTCTCTATGACACTTGCATATGGTCGCGCAGATCTGTACCCGGAAATGCACGGCACGGTATCAGGATTTAAAACGGATATTAACAATCAGGACTGGATAATTGCGAAGGCCACACACTCGATCGACGACGGCGGATTTAAAACACAACTGGAGCTTGAAGCGAAAATACCTGAATGGATTGCAGAAAGTGAGAGTTAACGGCCATAATATGAGCGAGTTCAACTCCCAGCCGGGAGGCCATCATGTTCAAGTGTCCTATTTGCGGTGCCGTTGCAAAAACGCGCACCAGTCGTCCATTGAGTAACACAACCGTCCGGCATTATCACCAGTGCCAGAACTTTGAATGCAGCATTACATTTACCACCCTGAATAGCGTTGAAAAACTGGTAACGAAGCGCGGCCATCGCGAAAAGTTGCCGCCTGGCTTTATCCCCTCAGATGCGTTTCCCGCCTCGCATTACGGCAACGATCAGCTTAGTTTTGCTATATGAAAAAGCCCCGCTTTGCGGGGCTGGTTCTATAGATTATGAGTGTAGGTTGATATAACCAATCCCGCATCACCCCCTTTGGATTTGGCGACTTCTTTACATGATTCCCTTGGGGATTCGAATGCAAATCCATTGCGCCCAAAGCGATTCAACACATGCACTTCGCTGGTATTCTTTAAATACCAGACATGGGCATTTTGTGATAGAAAAGGCACGCAAACCCCCATAAGAATTATGGATTCGTAAACCTGAGGTGTAACACGGTCTTCGTTCGTGACCATAGTGATGATGCCACCATTGTCGTTTATCGAGAGGGGCCGCCAAGGTTTAAGAGATTTTTGCAAGACGGATTCGTTAGATGTCTGAGCCGTAACGCTAGCCGAGGCTAGCAACAGTAAGAGAAAGAATTTTTTCAT